AATGGATTACAAGGGTAATTTTGCTCTAGAACTTCGCTTCAAAAAGTTTAGTTCCATTGCTTCGTACTTTAATTTCTCCTTCAGTGGCTTAGTAATCAACTTAGGAACTGACTCTGCATCAATACTATTCTTCTCACAGAAGTGAACGATAGCATCAATGTAGTTCATGTCAGGCACAGTCTGTACCAACGACTCAATTTCTTGGGTGAATTTAGAAGGGCAATAAAACTTACTTTCTAGTACTTTATCTAGTTCATTCTCCATTCTCTGTCCTAGTATTGTGAGATACAAATTCTTTTATGTAACGAACTAACAATTTAATATAGTCCCCTTTGTTCCTTTTGTCAAATACTTCTATCTCTCCTCCTGGTGTGACCATTAGAGTGATGAGTTTTTTGATAGGAATACCAGTAAGTTCATAGTAAGCAGAGGCATAAAACATCTCCTGAACGAAGTAGTTTTCAATCCACTTCTCAGGTTTAATCTTTTCAGATGTTTTAAAGTCTATAACTGCTAACTCTCCCTCATACTCTGCAATACAATCAACTCTGCCTGCGAGTCCAAAGAACTCTGAGTATAAAGTGCGTTCGATAGCATGTATATTATTTATCTTATCTAATTCAGGTTTCAGATGATGAAACATAAACTTAGATAGAGGACGGTAATTGTCCCAGTTTAATTCTTTATTGAGTAGATAATCTTGTGCAACTTCATGGAAGTCTGTGCCCCGTGCAGTTGCTCTCTTTGTGATACGATCTGCTTCTTCATTACCAACTCTCTTTCTCCACTCAACAAATACTTGTCGGTTATAAAAGGAAGTTACAGATGTAATAGAAGGCACCCAGTCTCCACTAGGAATATTGTAGAGACGGATGCCATTCTTGTTTTTGCAGTTTAATTCAATATCACCTAAGTAATTATGATGAATAAATGTCATAGACCAAGTTCGTGTTTAGCAAGTAGATATTCTTTACAGAGACCAGAGCGAACGATATCTTCAATATCAAACTCAATGATATCCATTGAAGGCATAATACGCAAAACTTTCATAAAGTCTGCAATGCCATTCTTTTCATTCTGTTTTGTCAAATCAGTCTGGGTAGCATCACCGCAGAACATAATCTTAGAGTTCTCACCAATACGAGTAATGATACTATCCAGTTCATGATAGTTCAAGTTCTGAAATTCATCAACAATGATGATAGCATTATCAAGTGTGGTGCCACGGATGAATGATGTAGACCAGAAACTAATTGTTCCTTGTGCTTTAAGGTTACCATAAAGCATTTCAAAGTCTGATTCCGTGGGCATTTCAAACATATATTTTACCATATTCTTATATGGAATTTGGTAAAGAGAGGATTTATCCTCATGGTCTCCGGGAAGAAACCCAATCTCTCTTGTAGCAACCAGTGACCTTACAATATAAATTTTTTCGTAAGGAGTCCTAGTATCTAATACATTTCTTAATGCATTATACAAAGTGATAAAAGTTTTACCCGTTCCCGCCGCTCCATATGCGACGATGTTTTGATCGTTTTTATAACAACGGAAAAGTTCTTTTTGGTTATCTGTGAGAGGATCTATAGTCCTCATCAGATCTGAATTAATAGGTTTCTTTCTTTTCATTTGCTTATTGCTCATTCCGAATGGTACGGGCGTCTTTGATCTTTTTGCTGGCATAAGGTTCTCAGAGTGGTTTGACTGTGGATCCTGGGGCTTTAGATGCTTTGTGCAGCACATCATTCCACCCTGGGTGAGTCTTCTTCAGTTTGTCTTTGAAGTCTCCTACTTCTCCGATGCCCGGAAATGTAGTCGGGTCAGAGTAATCTCTTTCCCAATCAGGGTTATCAGTCCTCCATTGATCCCAATCATGAACACTCATACGAACATCTTTTTGTTCGCCAGTCTTCTTGTTGATAATAGGATACGTAGCCATAAATTACATCACATACGTTAATATTTATTGTACCCAATCCATTGCTTCCGCAACAGTAGGGAACTGAGTATTAAATACTAACTTACAATTATTGGCAATGTCCATATGCTCCTTCTGTGTGCCATTAGCAGAGCGCAAAGAGATATAATGAATCCAAGAACGACACGAACCTGTCATGTAGATTCTAGTGGGAACTGCCGCAGGAAGAACAGAACGAGCACACTCCTTTGCAATACCACGCTTAAGCATTTGAGTATACAATGCTTCTGCAGAACTAAACAGAGTTTGAATCTGCCTCTCTACATTTTGCTTCTCAAATTCATCAAGATCATCAATAGAATTCTGCCTGTTCTTAGTATCCTGACGACGAAGTTCAGGAATCTCTAAAGTTCCCAATTGTGTGCTATCAGCATAACGTTGTGAAAATTCCTGAAATGTGAAACTACGATGACGCAATATTTGCGGGGAGATTCCGCGAGTGGTATTAATCTCAAGTGTCATGAACGCATGTTCAAAAATAGACCAGTGCTCATGCTTAATACAGTATCTGAGCAAACCAGCAGCAGTATCAAAGTTCAACTGGTTATTTGGATTAGATACCCTAGCAATGTAGGAGATAACTTCTTGAGCATTCTTTTCAATTAATTCACCAGCACCTTGAGTGATTGCAACTAATTTAACTTGTTCTTTCATGATTCCTTTTTACTTTCCTTACGAACCTTCTTCATTTCCTTTACTTCATTCTTAATCATTTGATAAGCATCATCCTGAGAACACTTTCCAGATGCTTCCATCGCAGCAATAATTTCGACTCTAGTTCCAAAATGCTGCAATGCTTTTTCAAAGTCATTTAGTTCTTCATACATTCTTTAGTACCTCATTCATCGTCTTCAAATACTTCGTCGTAATCAGCAAGTGGATAGTATTCATCATCAAAGTTCTCCCGCTTATCCACATATGCAGCAGGATCAGAATAAATTTCAGACTCTAAAACATCAACTAGAGATTTTAGATTTCTCACAATAAGTTTGAGTTTCTCTTTATCCATACAAAAAATGGGAGGTTACCCTCCCATCATACATAAAAAAAGAGGACCCGTCAAGGTCCCCTATATGTCCCTCAACTTTTTTTGAGGAAAATAATTTCACTATACAATAATATCATTGCAGCAACACATGCCAAGGTAATTACTCCCGTGATTTGTAGTGCTTCCATAATTGCCTCACTTAGTATAAGTGCGACCACGATAGCAGAAAGTGCCATGAGTTTCCTCATCGACCTCATTTACTTTGCAATTCACACCACGATACTTAGTGATGTGAATTTGTGCATCGTGCAGAGCAGACTGCTTCTCGATTTGGTGTTTGATAATTTGAAGGGTATTCATTGTAGGTCTCCTGAAGTTGGGTGAAAATTAACCTTCTCAGCTTTCGCTGGATCCGTTTTTTCCCGTTCCTTCAGTCGTTTGCGTCCCCGAAGGGATGAACGATCCGTTCCGCGACTTACTTGCGTCCTATGTTAGCGTACCGCACATACCATCTACTTTAGACCTAAGATAACCAATCAGGTTATACTTAGTTCTCCGATCCAAGTCATCATCCATCAGGATTTCGACTCTTCTTGATAGGAACCTTTCACAATTTATGTGCCAACCATAAGGGTCAGCATCATTATGTGAGGCAAAGGTGAACGTCAGTATTAGTGCTAACATAAGGATGAACGATGAGTCTATTATAGACTCTGTAACTTATTTAGTCAAGTCCTATCGATTTCTGAGATAAGTCAAAATCTCTTCTCGAACTTCCATCAGTTCATTATAACACTTCTGACCATGAGCATCTCCTCTAAGTTCATGGTCAGGTTTGATTACACTCTCAATAAAAAGATTAAGTGCTCTCCTGCGTTTAGCATCTTTGGAATCATTAGTCATAGAATTTCTTTGGTTTTAAAGTACTGGAGGGTTTCTTTTATACTACCAATATGTTTACAACCAATAGAGACCTGAGGGTACTCTGCCTCTGGTCCAAACTCAGCAACAAATTGGGCAGATGTAAAGTCTTTATTCAAACGATATTCATGGTACTCCCCTCCAAGACTTTTGAGTAACATTCCAATTCTTTCACACTCTTGACTTTCGTTTGAATATATTACTGCTGCTTCAGTCATTTTCTTTATATGTAATAATAATTCTCTTTGCTCTTTTTCCATGGCTGTCTATAATATCTTGGTAATGAATTTCTCCACCAAGTTCTTCAGCAATTCTTTCTAGTCTCCACCTAGGAACACTTTTTTTAGTCACGTTGCCTCCAATCATCCGGTTTATCTTGTTTAAACCATTCCGTAATTTCATCAGCACCATTGAATCCTGTCCGATAGTTAGATGGATCTGGATCACCCAATCCCATCCTGTTCATAAAATCATCTATACTACCCTCCTGAATATCCTGAGCAGCATGTCTTCTTGCTTTTCTCAACCACTCGCGAGCAGTTGTGTTTGCTTTGGACAACTTCTCTGCCCAAATCATATCCTCAAGTTTGACTTCTTCTTTGTTGGCAATCTTTTTACAAATGAACTCCAGTCGGAGTCGATATTGAGTTGAAAGCATTTTAGTTTCGTAGTTTTGATTCTAAGTCATTGAGTTTATTAAACTCTTTATATGCAATTTCTGAACGATCGCATACAACGCTCAAGATATCATTAATGATAACTTGATTGTCTTCATAGTCATCTAGATATTTGCTAATTGCTTCTTTTAAGTATCTATACCTGTGCCACTCAGGAGAATAAGGTTTGTAGTTCATGTTTCATTAATCAAATAGGATCATCTTCAACTTCTTTTACCATTTTACTAATTACATCTTCTGTACCATCCATAGTCTTGATAGCAAAGAGATTGGACTTCTGATACTTCTTCAGACCTTTATACTTCTTCAGAAGTTTATCAATGTCCTCTCTTGGCATCTCAACTTTAACATCAAATCCATCACTCATCTGTTCTTTCCTTCCTTCTTGGGTTTGACACCCCAGAGTTTAGGACTCATCTGCCCATACCCAAAATCAATCTTTTTGACGGCACCGGGACCGTACTTATCATAATACATGTCAAATAATTCCGCAGTTTTTCTACAGCGAACAAGATCAATATACTCTTTACCATCAACAACGTACCAGATTAACCTGGCATCATTGGGTAAAGATTTATCGTTTGCCTGCTCCAGGGTAGTCTTCTCTTGAAGAATCTGACATCCATATGCGGAGGGGTTGATATTATTTCCAGGATCCTCTCCGTTCATTTGTTCTTGCTCCTGTTCTACTGCTACTGTCATGAACGGT